AATCATTCTTCTGGTGGTAGAAATTTTCCACTTCATCTCCCGCTGAATCTGGTCTGACACCGGTCTGTGCCAATCGTGAGACCTTCGGAATTTCAGTTATGCCATGGTCACCACCATCAGCTTGCAACTTAAACTCAGTCCGGATGAACTTGTATGAAGCATACGCCGCGATAGCGAGACCAAGCGCATAGATAGCGTACTTGACGCGCCGATCGCCGACGATACGCTCAAAAGTCTCCTGACCGAGACGACGCATGTATGCGACAAGGCGTTTCTTGATGCTCCTCGTTGCGGCCTCACTCATGCGATCTGCAACATCTTTGATATTATCTCCGAAGATGCGACCGGCGGCAACAGCGCCTGCAATCCCTGCCGCCCACATGTGATCCGTCTCCCGAGTATCGGGTTCAACATGTACGTGGGGCTCCACATGAGGGATTTCTGTGAAGAGAGGTTGGGTGATGTTGACACTAGCAAGGGGACTGTCACCCGCTTGGATGGCGATGTCGCATGCACATCTCACGGTAGGCAAATCGCACATGGGACATAGGGCGATCTGCTCCAACTCCCGCGAAACGCGTGAAGCACGATTTTGCTCATCCCGGAATTGACGGGCCAAACGCGAGAAAACTCTGATGAACTCGTAGATGTCCGTGTAGACACCTGTAGAGACCATCTCGACATGCTGGTTGCCGTTGTCATCCGTGTTCTGGACGTTAACCTTGAAAAGCTCCAGGTTCCAAATGTCCATGTACTCGCCAATCTCAGATAGAGGAATCTTCGAAGGGTCAAGCATGTTGGGTGCGTCATCTTTTGCATACTGGGGCTTCACACCGACCTTGACCGCCCACGGAAAGCGCCGACGTACGGCTACAGAGTTACTGAACCACGCATCAGCATTCAAGTGTGCGGTGTTGGTTGTGCCGATGACGAATTCAGCCCTGACTGGGGTTTTGCCTTTCAGTTCAAGCTCCGCTTGAGGGGGGCAGAAGGGGACATTGTTAACGATCTGCAGAACGTCTGTCAACGAAGGGTCATTTTGGCCCTTGTTGGGATTCACGGAAGCAATATCGTCAAGCAAGATACCCCAATGGGAAGTTCTAAACCCTGACCAAAATTGGTCGGCGGCAGAGCGCGTGAATACACCTGCCTGAGCAGGCGGCAAACCAAACATCTTGCCAAAGTGGCTGAAAAGAATCTTGCTCAAATTGGATTTGCCAACACTTGAACCACCAAAAAGCATCACTGCAAAAGGCGCACGACGGGCCTCGCCCGCCGCTTGGCGCGTGAGAACATCACCCTGGAGAAGACGAAGTTTCAGCAAAGTGCCACTCACAACATCCTTGGAGTCACATGCCTTAGAATATTTGTGAATCTCAGCGCCCTGACGAATGCACTCCTCAAGATCGAGAAGGAAACCATGATACGTGAAACCGTGAGCCTCGGGATTAGCCAAGAGAGTGCCCCTTTCGATACACAAGGCGGCTTTTTCCCCCCATTGGGCATAGCTTCTACCAGAATGAATCAGTGGCGAAAGACTTTTCGTTTTCCAACACTGAACAACGCGCTCCGTGATGAAGAGCAGGGTGTCCAAAAGATGTGCGATGAAGTCACAATCCTTAATAATGGGCGAAACATACTGGTCGTAAATGCCGGCAAAATCCTGAACAGCGTCGGCAACTCCAATTTTGGCGGCAAAGCACGATGAGATCGCCAATGAGGCCAATCTGTGAAGCTTCATGACGATGGGAGAAGTCTTGACAGCCTCATAATTCGAAAACATCGCACGGACATCTTCGAAACTTACGGTCTGGAGCTCGAACTGCTCTAAACACCACGATGAAAGATCTTCGAGTGTTGCTGAAAGCGTTTTCTTGGAGAAGAAACGAGCTACGGAAGCGACAGTGAAGAAAACATCCTGCCAATCGCGAGCACGAAACAAACCGACAAACAAAAACTGCAAGTTCTCAATGATTTCGCAGGTTTGTTCAAGAACAGCCTTAGCAATCTCAGGATCAGCTAGGCTGCCGCATTTGGCCGATATGAGCCTATACAGGCAACGGTCAAGAAATTGCAACCCCATCATAAACTCCTGGGAGACTTGGAGATCGTAGTCCTGGGACAAGATAGCATTTTCGCACTCACTGACAATAGTGTAAAGCTGGTACATCGTTGCTGTATTGACTTGTCTCTGTTTCTTGGGGGGGGTGTTTATCGTCCTCCTGGACTATCCCGTGTGACGGGCACTGTTACTCGACTTTTACGTGTAACGGTACAGAAAATAAAGGTGTTTCATACACCAACCCGGCAGCAACCGGGAAGGCGGAAAGACACATGGCGAAGTGACATAAAATCTTAGAGGTCACAAACTTGGCAACAGGGGATGGAAGGTTTACCATCTTGTTGTTAATACAACCATGGCGATCACACTTTTAAATCTGGTTTTCTGCAGTTATATAGACTTACTATGTACGTTAAAGAGATC